TATTATCGGTTTTTTCTGTCTACCATCTTATAAATACTATTAAGATTACCTACTGAGCGTAGGAATCGGTCATAAGAGTAAACAAAGGAGAAATAAAATGGCTGGAATCACAAAAACCAATCCCGCAGTAGCGAACATCATTGGTGAACTAAGAGCATGGGGTAAAGAAGTTACTATGTTAGCAGTAGACTTCAACGTAGATGCAGATGGTTCAACTTTGGCTATGGAAGCGGCTTTAAACACAATCTCAAGATACGGTAACATCGTAATGGCTGGTGCTGTTTACGGTACAGGTCAACAAATTGACTTGATCATCGAAGGCGATCTTGCTGGATCTGATTATGTTTCTGCAGATGGTACAGTAACAGGTACAGTTGCGGCGGCAATGGCAGAAGACCTATTAAACTTAGGTACTGTTGATGGCGTTAACTTTGCAACAGGTACACCTGCTGTAACTATCAAATCAACTTTACAATTTGCGTAATTTTTAATTACCGAATTGGTTACACTAAAGGGCGATCATTTATTGGTCGCCCTTTTTTTATGGCCACTAAATATTATTATGCGTATAGTAATAGAAACTCTTGTAGATATAACAAAGTCGGGTGTGAAACGCAAAGGTCAAGGTGATGATGTCAAATTGGCTCAGCAAAGCAATTTCAACACCATGCAACAGGTTATCAATATGAGAAGTTTAATTAATGAGAACAGTGATCCTTTTGTAACAACAAAAGACGTTACAGGACAATTTGGTAGCAAATACAAGGGCGAGCACAAGGTTTGGACCTATGAATTTACCATTGACAGAGACGGTGTATATGCAACTGACAAGGACGATGCAGGACTACTAAAAGAAGACTTTCAAGGTATACCTATAATAGGCGGACTTACAGAAACAGTGAGTAAACCTAGCACATTTAAGGTAAAAGGTACTACCGATAAAAATACGTTAATCCAAATATTTGATAAATAAACTTGTAAAGGCAAAAAGCAAGGCAATCATAGGCTCCAACGATAATTACCTCTGAGCGAGGATATGGAGAATGATATAATGGCAACTGCCAATATAGAAAAAGAAAATTTAGAAGCACACGTAGAACTTTGTCAGCAAAGGTACGAAGTGCTAGAAAGAAGACTAGGTGGAGTTGAATCTAAGGTTCAGCACATACATGATGACCTAGGCAAATCCCACTCTTCACTGGTAAAAGTGATTATTGGTTCTGCAGGCACAATCATTGCAGGACTGCTTTCAACAATCGTAGTAATCCTCATCAACGCACAATAGTACTAAATAGTAGTATGAGACTACTAGAACTTTTTAATGACCTTACGGAGAAACAGATCTGGGGACGCACAGGCAAAAAACTAGTGCGTAAGTATAGATGTATGGGTGGTAAACGTCATGGACGTATTGTTTCAAACCCTGCACAGTGTTTTGCTCCACCTAACATTCAACAGAAAATTAGAATGAAGATCACTAGAAAAAAACTAGGAAGAAGAATGGCTATGCGTTCTAAACGTACAAAACGTACTAATCCAGCAAGTAGAGCCTTAAAGCATTTGAATAGAAGAAAATGAAGATAGCAGAGTTATTTGAAGCAGATACAATTTTCAAACGTGGTGGCGGTTCCGGCGGAACACGTAAAGGTAAAGTGCAATCACGTAAGTTCCGTTGTATGAGTGGTCCACGTAAAGGACGTATTGTTGCAAACGTAAGTACCTGTCATGCGCCTATTAAAGCAAGTGCTAAACAAAGAATGACAGTTACCAGAGCAAGAGCACCTAAAAAAGCATCATGGAAAGCAAAACTTACTAAAAAAGGATCTGGTGTAAGTAGGACAGTTGCAAACTTAAATAGAGCAAAAGGTAGTTTAAAACCTAGAAAGATTAAAAAGGCAAAAGCATGAAGATAGTAGAAATAGCACCAATGGCAGTATCAGCCAAGAAAGCAATGGATCTTAAAAAGATAGCAACCACACAGGCCACAGGACAAAAAACAAATGCCCAAGGAACTACTGGCACAGTTGGCACAGTCAAACCAGGTGATACAATTGGTAACAACACTTCTACTAATCAAAACAAAATGGATTTTGCTAGAGGTGATGAATTAGAGATTCCTAATGCTGACAATCCAAACAAGCCAGAAAAGTACAAAGTACAGGCAGTGACTGGTAATGATGTTGAATTAGTGCCAAAGCAAAACAAGCCTGGTATTCCAAAGAGCATTAAGTTTAACAAGTCAGATCTGCCCAAGACAGTTTAAAAATCCTTTAATTAATAGTATGAAACCCGAAATCAGAAAACTTGTGGAAAATTTTCGTACCACTGCGAAAAACGTCCAAAATGAACTAAAAGAAAAAGGATTCATATTACCTGTTGCTCACAACGGAGGTATCAAGTTTTATCATCTTTGGGTAAAGAAAAACAGCAAGTTTATGTATGATATAAGAAATCTGCATAATCCTAAACTGTTTTACTATCATAATATATGTAACCATAAACTTGCTATTGCAATAATGATATACGAAGCACTGGGCAAAAAGTTTGATGAAAAACGTATATTAGACTTGGATGATGCATACGCACACCACTTACAAAATATTAAAATATATAAATACCATAGTAGATTAGCGTCTAAAAGTGGCAACGTAGACAGATCAGATATAATAGAATCTAGGTGCGATTACCACTATAATGCATTAGAACCACTGAAAACAGAGGTACGTGGCGTTCTAAACGAGGCTGAAAAACTTATGTTCGACAATAAATAACAATGTTATAGGGGATAGCAAATGAAAACAACAGATTTTTTAAAAGAAGTTACAGTAGAGGATCTTAACAAGAAATTGTACAAAGAACACAATACTACTGTAGATCTTGCCAAATACAGCAAGGAACAACTAGAAGCATACAGCAAACGTATTGATGCTAAACTAACACAATTCGAAACTTCATCTAAGTTCAATGACAGTTTAACAAACGAGTCATATCAAAAGATGCAACTTATCAAGCAACTTGTAGAAACTGCTATCAACCAATATATTGAAAATCCCCTAGAAGCAGTTGACGAAGAAGACTTGGGTGATGATGTATTAGAAGTAGAAGCAACTGATCAAGATGTTGCATCAGACTTCGCAGAAGACGAAAAAGAAGAAGAACCTAAAGACGACGATGAAGAAGACAAAGACAAAAGTCCTAATAATGTTTCTTCAATGGCTATTGCGGCACTAAGACAAATGTTAGATGATCCAAGCAAACTAGGATTGGCACGTAGAGCATTAATGAAAATTACTGATCATGAAAAATTAAGCACAATTACTCCACAAGAGTTAGATGCTATTCGTGGTCCATTAGAAAAATTCTTTGTACCTATTTTAGATAAAGGTATGCAAGGTATAACAAGAACAAAACCTGTGCTAAAAACTTTAGGTGGCGGTGAGTCAGTTGAAGAAGGTGCATACGAAGGTTATGACAAAATGCCTTTGAAAGCAGATGTAATGAAATGCATCAAAGACGGTATGTCAGAAGCACAAGTTTGTGAAAAATATAAAAAATGCAATCCAAAGGAAATGAAACTTATGGCATCATCATGCATGAAAGAATACAAAAGCAAAAACGAATCAATCATACGTGAAGGCGAAGAAGACAAAGCGGCATTGGTAATGGCGGCCAAAGATATGGTAGATAGATTTACTTCATTCTTAGAAGACGTTGCTGAAATGAGTGCTGAAGGAATGCTTGAACTACAAGATCAAATTAGAGAAGAACTAGGACAAGAACAAGCAGAACAGTTTGTTAATACAGTAGGGCCTGCACTTGAAGGTACTATAGAAAATTTAAAACAATCACGTGAAGCACTTAATAGTGGTGTTGGTATTATTACTGGCGAAGGTGCACCCACAGATACAATTGGCGCTGAGGAACCTGCTCCTGAAGTAGATCCAGAAGCACCTGCTGAAGAGCCAATGGATGCTCCTGCAGATGACGAATTTGGTGCCAGCGACCCGGCAATGGGTGGAGACGAACCAATGGGCAGAGAAAAGCGTGAAAGTTATACTCCAAACAAAAAAACTGTTACTGAGTCAGCAAGAATTTTCAGCACATTAAGTAAGTAAGGAGGCACTATGCGTCTTTACGAACTCACCCAAAATGATTCAGTACAAGATTTAGTAATCCTTTTCCGTAATCAAATCAAGAGAGCAGATTCAGAAAATGCTTTCGTTAATCTAAATTGGAATGCAATATCGAATCTAATGCGAGACATGGGTCATGGACCTTTTGATTACAATACTTTCAAGACAGCATTTGATACAACTCCTGAACTAAAAACTATTGTTCAAAATTACAATGCTGATGGCGTTACTCTACGTACTAAAACAGATGCGCCGAAAGGTGATGGTGTTGATGCTGACGTGGCTCCTACCAAAACTATAGACAAGATGGCAAAAAGAGCCGCAGGTAAACGTTTATAATACTTGACTTTCAGTACCAAAACAAGTTATAATATATTTTTAAGGAATAATCATGACTGATCAACAACCGCCTATTATTAATAATAAATTTGAATACCATAAATTAAAGCAGATAAATGATCCTGTTTTGAAACAAAGGGTATATGAAACTCCAGACGGAGAAAAATTACCAAGTGTCACTACCATTCTGGGCAAAACAAAAGACATGACACATTTAATAGAATGGAAAAAACGTGTAGGCGAACAAGAAGCACAAAGAATTGTTACTGAAGCATCTGGTGTTGGTACAGCCATGCACAACAATCTTGAAAAATTTGTTAAAGGCGAACAACGAATGCCAGGTAAAAATCTAGTTCATGTAAAAGCAAATGCAATGGCAGATAAAATTATTGAAAATGCTTTAAACCACGTTGACGAAATATGGGGTGTTGAAACGCAACTTTATTTTCCTGGTTTATATTCAGGTACAACAGATCTAGTAGGAATATACAAAGGACAACCTGCTGTAATGGACTTTAAGCAAACAAATAAACCTAAAAAGAAAGAATGGGTAGACGATTATTTCTTACAATTAACTGCTTATATCCTAGCACATAACGAAGTGTATGGTACAGATATTAAACAAGGGCATATATTCATGTGTAGCAGAGACGAACAATACCAACAATTTGATCTTTGGCCCCACGAATTTGATATGTGGACTACAGAATGGTGCAATCGTGTAGAGGACTACTATAAGAAATATCATAAATAGTAGTAAGGAAGAATTAAAATGGCAGTTGTACAAATATCAAAAATTCAACATAGACGTGGTAAAGCAGGTAGCAGTGCTATTCCGCAATTAGCAAGTGCTGAACTTGGCTGGGCAATTGATACACAAAAGTTATACATAGGTAACGGATCTGTATCAGAAGGAGCACCGGGTGTAGGCAACACAGAAATATTAACAGAAAAAAGCAATATTTTTGAATTACTATCAACATATACATACAAAGGTCCTACAGAAGTAGTAAAGCAGACAGGCGAATTTATTGCAGAACCTATCAAAAGAACACTACAACAAAGACTAGATGATATTGTAAGCATTAAGAGTTTTGGTGCTAAAGGTGATGGTACTACTGACGATACAAAAGCATTACAAAGAGCAGTGGATCAACTTTTTATAAACACAGACAAAGCAGACGAAAGAACAAGAGTTGGCTTACATATAGATGCAGGCGAATACAAAATTACAGATACAATTTACATTCCACCATTTGCTACATTAATAGGAGATGGTAAAGGCAAAACTAAAATTAAATTATATACAAATCCAGACGACCTAAGTCCGACTGCTAGATCTATTTTACAAACTGTAGATGGTACCAGCACACCTGGAAATTATGTTAAGTATTCTAACATTCAAAATTCTACTAGACCAAAACACATAGTGATTAGAGGAATGACTCTCGAGGTAGACAGTGCTGTCACTGTGCATGATGCAATTTTAAAAGCAGACTGCATGACTGAAAGTTTAATTGACAGTGTTGAATTTGTAAGCGACTGGGAAAAAGATGATGGATATGATGCAACAAAAAGTGGTATTGAATTTAGAGCCATTGGTGCAACAACAAGTGAAAATGTCATCATACAAAACAGTGAATTTAGAATGGTTAGTGTTGGTATCTACAGTGTCCAAGATGTTAGAACAATTACAGTTGCAGATTCTTATTTTGATTTTATGCAGGTTGGTATTGATTTAGCAAGAACTAGTACAGGAACAGGTAATCAGGCACTAGGTCCTAGACACTTTATAGTTAAGAACAATAAATTTAACAGAATTATGGATTTTGGTTTTGCAGTACACAAACCTGTAAGTACTTTAGAACCAATTGGACATATTTCTAATGCAAATATATATTTAGATGTTGGAAACAACATGAATGGACAAGACAGTCCGCAGACAAGTGTAATTAAATTTGCAGGTCCATTGTGTGAAAGCATTGGAGATACATTTGAGAGAGAAAGTGAAATTAATAAATCTACTTTACTTTCTGTACCTTTCAAACCTTTGGTTGATGGTTATCATTATACCAAAGGAAAAGTTAATGAATTTACTCTTTCAGAGGTAGATGCATTAACAACTTTTTCTAAACTTCCATTTACGGATAAGAAAATTGCTTATGTTGATTACTTAATTGTTAAAACAACAGGAAGTGCTACTACTAGACAAGGTAGATTAACAATTACTATTCAAGATAACACTAATATAAACGTCACAGACAACTTTAGTCACACTGGCAGTTCAGATGGTGGTGTCGAGTTTGGTGCTGTTCTAGATGATTTAGATTCTACAGCAGGCAGTGAAACAGTGAATATTCAATACAGAAATCTTATCGGTAACGGAGTAGGTACCTTAACATACGCAATTAGTTATTTTGCTTAATGTTTCTTGAGACAACAGTCGAGCAACGTATTCTGGCATGGAGAAAATTTAGAGAAAGACTAGAAACTTGTGATAACCCTTTGCAAGAAACTATGGACTTCTGGTTTCAAGCACCAAGGATTAACAGGCTACTAGACCCATGGGATTCTCAACGGTGGAACACTCCATGGGAACTTTTAAAGGAAAACCGGTTTTGTCCCGTAGCAATACCCCTTATGATGGGATGGACACTGAAGTTAACTACAAAGTTTTCCAAAGCAAATATTTTGATAAAAAGTATTATAGACATATCGTCACAAAGATACTATAATCTATTATATGTTGATGACAATGTTTTAAACTACGGCAGTACAGTTGAAAAGGAATACAACCTACAGTCTAATCTTGTTTGTCAATATCAAACCAGGATTTGATAAAACAAGTAAATACTGGATACGAAATAGAAATAGGCAGGAGAGAAATGAACAAAGAAATTTTAATCACAAAACGTAATGGAAAAAAAGAAAAGTTAAATCTTGATAAGATCCATTTCGTTGTTGAAGAGGCTTGCGATGGCCTTAGCGGAGTAAGTGCATCTCAAATAGAAATGAATGCAGATTTACAATTTTACAGTGGTATGACCACAGAAGAAATACAGAACATTTTAATTAGAAGTGCTAATGATTTAATATCATTAGAAAATCCTAATTACCAGTATGCGGCGGCACGTTTACTTTTATATGGACTACATAAAAAAGTTTACAATCGTTATGAGCACCTAAACTTTGTTACAATGATTAACAAGAACATCGACCGAGGAGTATATGATCCTGCCATTAAAGAAAACTATACTCAGATCGAACTTAAAAAGATGAACACTTGGATTAAGCATGAACGTAACGAAGACTTTACCTATGCTGGACTAAGACAAGTTGTAGACAAATATCTCTGCCAAGATCGTAGCACAGGTGAAATTTATGAAACTCCGCAATTCATGTATATGATGATTGCGGCAACATTATTTGCTAACTATCCAAAGGAAACACGTATGACCTACGTGAAAAAATATTATGACGCGACCTCACTTTTTAAAATCAACATTCCAACCCCAGTCATGGCTGGAGTACGTACTCCAATTAGGCAGTTTGCTAGTTGCGTATTGGTTGATGTTGACGATACTCTGCCTAGCATTTTTAGTAGTAACTCCGCTATTGGTTATTATATCGCTCAGCGAGCCGGTATTGGCATTAATTCGGGCCGGGTACGAGCGATTAATTCAAAAATTAGGGGCGGTGAAGTAGCACACACAGGAGTTGTTCCCTTCTTGAAAGTATATGAATCTACTGTAAGAAGTTGTACACAAAATGGTGTACGTGGTGGTAGTGCTACTACCCATTTCCCACTATGGCATTATGAAATTGAAGACATCCTAGTTCTTAAAAATAACAAAGGTACAGAAGACAATCGTGTACGTAAACTAGACTATTCAATTCAACTTAACAAAACAATGTATGAAAGATTGTTGGCCGGTAAAGATATTACTCTTTTCTCACCACATGACGTGCCAGATCTTTACGAAGCATTTTTTAATGATCAAGATAAATTTGCAAAACTTTACGATCAGTATGAACGTAAAACTAGCATAAGAAAGAAAACTATCAAAGCAATGGATTTGTTTGGTGCACTTTTAAAAGAACGTGCAGAAACAGGACGTATCTATATTATGAATGTAGACCATTGTAATACACATAGTTCATTTAAAGACACAGTATACATGAGTAACCTGTGTCAAGAAATTACATTACCCACAAAACCAATTAACCATATAGATGATGAAAATGGAGAAATTGCACTTTGTATCCTTTCCGCAATTAATGTAGGTCTAATCAATAAAATTGATGACCTTGAGCCATTGTGTGATTTAGCAGTAAGAGCCTTAGATGAAATTATTGATTATCAAGGTTATCCAGTTAAAGCGGCAGAGATTAGCACAAAGGCAAGAAGATCGTTAGGTATAGGTTACATTGGTCTTGCACACTATCTTGCAAAGAACAAAGTAAAATATTCTGATAAAAAAGCATGGAGACTGGTGCATGAACTTACAGAAGCATTCCAATACTATCTATTAGTTGCTTCAAACGAATTAGCAAAAGAGAAAGGAAAGTGTGATGCTTTTGATAAAACAAAATATGCAGATGGTCAGTTACCAATCGACCACTATAAAAAAGAACTTGATGAAGTTATCAACACTACATTAAAATATGATTGGGAGGATCTTAGGAAGGATATCGTTGCACACGGTCTACGGAACTCAACACTGTCTGCACAAATGCCATCGGAGAGCAGTTCCGTTGTGTCAAATGCAACAAACGGAGTTGAACCACCTAGAGACTTCTTGTCCATTAAGAAAAGTAAAAAAGGGCCTCTTAAGCAGATTGTTCCACAATATAATCAATTGAAAAACTTTTATACTTTACTATGGGATATGCCTAACAACGAAGGATATATTAATATTGTTGCGGCAATGCAAAAGTTCTTCGATCAAGCAATTAGTGGTAACTGGAGTTATAATCCAACACACTTTGACAATAACGAAGTACCATTAAGTGTAATGATGAAAGATATGTTGACAACCTACAAAATGGGTTGGAAGACAAGTTACTATCAAAACACTTATGACTTCAAAGGTGAAGAAGAAACCGTACAACCAGCAGGTTTGGAAGAAACTGTTATTGACAAATCTGTAAATGGTGTTAGTATAAACGGTACAAATGGGGACCATGTAAACGGGTCCAACGGTGAAAAAGTACCAGCAGAGCAGGAAGATGAACACTGCGATGCGTGTGCAATTTAATAAGTAAAGAGAAAAGAGAAAGAGAAATATTAATGGGTAAGACTGTCTTCAATAGAAAGAATGTAGACTTTACAAAAGAATATATGTTTTTTGGTGCTGACCAAAACACACAAAGATATGATGTCTTTAAATATCCTGAGTTTGATAAGTTGAATCAAACTATGCTAGGATACTTCTGGAGACCAGAAGAAGTGTCTTTGCAAAAGGACAGAGGTGATTATGCAGAGTTTACTAACGAACAAAAGCATATCTTTACTAGTAATTTAAAATATCAAACACTACTTGATAGTGTGCAAGGACGCGGACCTTGTCTAGCATTTTTGCCATATTGTTCTAATCCAGAACTAGAATCTTGTATTGTATGTTGGGACTTCCAAGAAACTATTCACAGTAGATCTTATACACACATTGTTAAAAATGTATATCCAGATCCTGCGGAAGTGTTCGATACTATTTTAACTGATGAAAAAATTGTTGAACGTGCAAACAGTGTATGTAAACACTATGATAAATTTTATGATATCGCTAATGAATACTTTAACAAAGGCAAAGGCGACATCAAAGAAGTTAAAAAGCAATTATACAGAGCAATGATGACTGTTAATATGCTTGAAGGTTTACGTTTTTATGTTTCATTTGCTTGTACATTTGCCTTTGGCGAACTTAAACACATGGAAGGTTCTGCAAAAATTATTTCACTTATTGCTCGTGACGAAGCAACACACTTGAATTTATCAACACACATTATTAAACATTGGATGAAGGGTGAAGATGATCCTGCTATGAAAAAAGTTGCCGCTGAACTTGAAGAAGAAGTTTATGATATGTGGCGTGAATGTGTTGATGAAGAAAAACGTTGGGCAGACTATCTGTTTAAAGATGGTTCAATGATTGGGTTAAATGCTAACCTACTTCATGCTTATGTTGAATTCATAGCAAACAAAAGATTAAAGGCTTTAGGTCTTAAACCTTTGTATGATCGTCCCCTTAATCAAAACCCTTTACCATGGACACAACACTGGTTAAGTAGTAGTGGATTACAAGTTGCTCCACAAGAAACAGAAGTTGAATCTTACATTGTTGGCGGAGTAAAACAAGACGTGGTAGAAGATACATTTAAGGACTTTAAACTATGATAGAAATATGGGGTAAACCTGCCTGCGGTTATTGTGATGCCGCAAAAAGATTATGCGAACAAAGAGGTTGGAAATATACATACAAACAACTTGGTGTAGATTTTGACCGCGAAAAAGTAATGGAGGAGTTTCCAACTGCAAGAACTTTTCCACAAATCAAAGTATACGGAAAGCCTGTTGGGGGTTATCAAGAATTTGAAAAATATATTGATGACACTGGCTACAACGGAACTGGACACTCATTAGGATAATATGTTAATACAAGCACCCTACAAAGTAAATGATGTAATTAGTATCAAACTGCAAACAGGCGAAGAACTTGTTTGTAAACTAATTGAAGAAAGTGATACACACCTAAAAGTAAAGACTCCTCTTACACTAGTAATGAGTCAACAAGGTTTAGGTATGCAACAGTATATGTTTACTACTGATCCTGATCAGCCTGTAAATATTGCTAAAGATAAAGTAATTGTTGTTCAAAAAACACGTAAAGACTTCTCTGATACATTCACTGAAAAGACATCTGGACTAGTTACTGCTCCACCTAACTTACAAGTAAAATAAATAACTTTATGCACAGGTTTGTGATAAAGGATAAAGGAGTTCTGACAACTTATAATAAGTTCGAAGATATACCTATGAAATTTGATCATGTCATTGAATTTCATCCGTATACTCCACCAGAGCCACATACCGAAGAACAGCATAAAGAAATAGAGCAATGGCCTAGTAAGTTGCAAGAATTAATTAAGAGGGAAAGATAATGCCTGCTATCACACGTAAAGGCGATAAAGATGTAACACACTGTTCAACTCCTGTGAGAGAAGAACATAGTCCTGATGTCTTTTGTAATGATATACCTATATCAAGACAAGGTGATAAAAACGACAGTCATTTGTTACCTGGAGTGCCTTGCCCTTCACATCAAGCACCGATTACAACAGGTTCAACAACTGTATTCATAAACAACAAAGGTTGTGGTAGAATTGGAGATGCAGTAACAAATTGTACAAGTGTTGCTGAAGGTTCTGAAAATTGTTTTGCTGGTCCTTAATCTACAAGTAAATTAGAAAACAAATACCAAAGTGCTAAAATCGTAAGGATAAATTTTAAAGGATCTTGTCCTTTTGGTTCAAGTGTAGGTTTGGAAAATTCATATGGATTCATGCTCTAGACCAAGCCACTGGTTTGCCGTGTATATCAACTACTAGATCACCTGTGTCTTTGTACTGAGCAACCATGATGCCCTTTCCTTTTCCTGCTATGTATCTACAAGGCTTTATTTCTCTTTCACCATGAAAACGTTTTATATGGTTTGTGATTATACCTCGTGTCTTTTTACCTGCCATTATCTACCTTGTCCATTGTAAAATTTATGGTTTCGTTTTTTATGTTTGTTCATGCTACTAAACTTACAAGATCTTTTCTTGCTAGACTGGCTAGTTTTCTTAGGAGTACGAACGTGTGCTACATAATTTTTTGCTAATTTTGCCATGTTATCTACCTAACTTTTTCTTTCTACCTATAGGGAGTGATTGGGTCATTCTGAATTCGTGTCCTTTTTTACCTGTCCACTCTACTATAACTGATTTTGATTTTGTACCGCTTTGATAGGATTTAACGGCTTTTTTAAAACTTATATCTTCTTTGGTTTCAGTCTTATCACCATCTATAAAGGTGAAAGTCCTCATCTTTGCCATAACCCTCCTTGGTTAGTTTTGGCTATTTCGTCAGACTTTAGTTATCATTTATTTTAAAAAATACGCACTTTATGGTTGACATCCAAAATAAATGGTGCTATAAATATAAGTGTAATTGTTGACAGCATCGTATGTCACAAGAGCAGGACCTGGGGGCGGTACCCAGCAGGTCCACCATAAACACATTGTTTTTATAGTTGGTAGTGTGTTTATGATGGGCCTGAAATAGGATCGACTGGCTTGTTAAGGGTGAAAGAGATTACCGGTAAGGAACGACCGAGCAATATATGGGGAGACTCATGCTACTGTCCAAAAACTATAAATGCAAACGATAATTTTGCATCTGAAGAGTTACGCCTAGCGGCGTAGTTCTACGGGGTTGGCAACTTACCTGGCAACAGAAAAGTTGCACTTCTAAATACAATATTACAACAAAGCACATAGTAACGGTACAACAGGGCAATTACGCCTAGATAACAAAGAAGCAGGCCGTATAGTATTATCTAAAAGAGCAGTTGACCTAGTCCTGCTCTTTTTCTTTTATTTGTAGTTTCAATAAATACACATAGGAGAACCAGTTCATGTCAGTAAAAGTAATTGATGGATTTAGATTAATTGTAGCCAAAAAAGGACAACTCAATATTGGCACAATTGAAGCAGATGCAGATAACGATACACTTACCTTAGAAGCAGGTAGTGGTATTAGTTTTACAGTAGATGCAAATGATGATAAAATCACAATAATAAACACAGTAGAATCAGAAGTCCTAGCGGCGGCAAGAGCCCCTATCTATATTAGAGCAGATGATTCAACAATTAGAGAAGTACGTGGCGGTGAGAGTTTTGGTATTGTTGGAACTGGTGCAGTAACCACTTCAAGCAACGCAGAAGGTGATATTACAGTCAATGCAAGTACTGACCTTAGCACATATGACAATTCTAGTTCTGGATTTATCACAGGAAATAATTTAGGTGACCGTGCAGATGTGTCAATTACAAGTATTGCTGATAATGATTTATTACAGTATGATTCAACAAGTGGAGAATGGCAAAATCAATCTATTACCAATGCCGGTTTTGCAACAGTATCTACAACAGGTTCTTACAACGATTTAACAAACAGACCAAATATTACTTTCTCAGGTGATGCAACAGGAAACACAGGCGGAGTGCTGAGTGGAGGAGCAAGTACGGTTACACTAGTTTTAGATAGTGTTGCTACTCCAGGAACATACAACGGAATTACTATTGATGCAAAAGGTCGTGTTACAAATATTAATGTTGCTGACTTTGAACAGGACACACTACAAACTGTAACTGATAGAGGCACAACAACAAATAATAATATAACAGTGGCAGGTTTAACAATAGGCAATATTGTTATGCCTACTACATTAGGTGCAGACGGAACAGTACTGAAAGTAAACAATGGTGTATTACAATTTGGCACAGACACTAATGGTTCATTTAATATTGTTGCAGATGATTCAACTGTTAGAAAAATTACATTAGGCGAAACATTTGGCGTACTTGGTACAGGACCTGTAACTACTTCTAGTGATGCAGAAGGTAATATTACAATTAACAGTAATCCAACCATTGATCAAGTTTTAGGAAACGGATCTATCACTACAAAAAGTATTAGGGTAGGACAAGTAATAGTTGGTTCAGAATATTCTTTACCTACAACTAAAGGTGCAAACGGAACAGTTCTAGGAATGAACAATGGACAACTGCAATTTATTGCAGGTGGTTCAGGACAGGCGTTACGAGTAAGAGCAGATGACAGTGCAGAACAAACAGTCAGTTC